TGTAGATCCCGCGTTCCTTCGAGTAAGCGAAGCAGGAGACCGTGTTCGCCGAGGTCGTCTGGATGTTGTTGGTGCAGACCACCTCGAACCCGAAGAGCTTCTTCGACTTGTCCTGCAACCAGGTCGCGATCATCGTGCCCCAGACGTCGTTCGTGGACGCTTCCACATACGCCATGAGGGACGTCTCACCGATGGGGTCGATGGCGAGGACGCAGGGTTCCATCTCGGGATCGATGCCGTTCTTGAGGAGGATCTCGCGGGCTTTGATAATTTTCTGCGGGTTGAGGTCGGTGTCGGCGGGAGTGACTCCCGGACCCTTGTAGTTCTTCGCCACCTCCTGCGTGGAGGGAATGTCGATTGCCGTGACGTAGGGTTCGACACCACCGTAGACCGTGGCAGTCGCCGCCTTGCAGATCTCAGAATCGAGGAGGCGATTCCAAGCCATCTTGAGGTTCTGGATCACCTCGGAGGTGGGGAGACCCAGGTTCCCGAGGAACTCACGGTCCCACTTGTCGAAGATGAACTGGCGACGGAAGTCCATCTTGACCATTTTGCGAGCGTGCATCTCAGCTTCGATGGGAGCGGACTGCTGGAGACGACCGTTCCGACGCTCGAAGGAGGTTTCTTCGAGGTGGTTGTAGATCTTCTCCTTGCCTGTGAACGAGTCGATCCGGACGCGTCCGGAGAACTTGTTGGTGGTGTCTTGGATCGCGAATTCGACGTTGTCGGCAAAAGCCCGTCGGAATTCTTCGGGAATGGAATGTGCGACAGAGGTAGACATGATTTTGGAATGGGTGTGAAGTTATGGAGATGTTCTCCGCAACCGAGGTTGTCCGAGGTCGGGCCTTGCGCGTGAGCGGTAGGCTTTTCCCGGTTGTCCCATTCCAGGGGCCGATCCAAGTCTGCGGGTTCCGTGACAACCCATGCCGACTATGCAAACGAAAAAATCACCCTCCCCGAGAATTACCCGAGGAGGGTGACCGGGCGCGTAGAGGAAAGGATCACAGTTCGCCGCGACGGGACGATTCCGAGAGGAGTCGATTGTATCGCGCCACTGCCTCCCGGTGCCGGGAATCGGTCGAGTCGTGGTAGGATTTGTGCAGTGGGTTGTCCGGGTTGAAGACGATGTCTCTGGCTTGAGACCCGAAGGACATGGTCTGCACGACGGATTCGTTTCCGGCAAGTTTGTCTTCGCTGATCATGTCGGCGAAGCGGGCCATGGCTCGACGGACATCCGCGTCCTGGAGCGCAGGGTGGTCCTGAGGCAGTCCCAGGGTCTCGGCGGCACGCATGGCACGCATGGCGCGTTGGTCGTATTTCGGACCCCACTCCTCGCGCAGGGTTTCTTCCTGCTGCCGAAGGTAGTCCTCCATCGCGACCTTCGCCTCCTGCGCGGCCTGGGCCTGATACTGCGCCTCGTATTCCAGCACTGCCTCGAAGGAGGATTGCGGGATCCCTCGTTCGGCGGCGAACCGTTTGAACCCATCGAGCCGCTCCGCTTTCAGCTCGATGCCCTGCGGCATCTTCACCCGGTCGATGGAGTATTTGTCCGGCGCCTCAGGGACACCGATGGCGCGATGGAAGGCGGCGATCTCCTCGGGGGATGCCTCGGCACCGGGCACCTTGACCATGCCGTCCTGCCGTTGGCCGATGAGTTTCTGCGCCTCACCATAAGACCGGATCAGGTCGGTGAGATCCTTCCCGGCGAACTTGCTCGCCGTGGCACGGTAGGCATCGAACTCGGGACCGAGGTGGTCAGCGAAGTCGATGGCGAACTTGGTGCCCTCAGAGAAGTAGGAAGGCGATGAAGATCCGGTGGAGACCTGCGCGGGAGGAGCAGGTTCCACCGTCCCCGGTTGAGTTGAGGTAGTGGTTCCTTGGCCCATGCCTGGGTCCATCGTCATGGTGTCACTCATGGGGAAATCAAAGGTCCGGGTAGCAGATGGTGAACTCCTCTCGAGTCATGTTTTCCCGGCACCAGTCGATGAATGCGGGCGTGTTCTCGGTCTGGTGGTTGGTCTGCAAACGGAGGAGGTTCTCCTCCCAGAATGCGGTCCCGTAGATGCGTTTGGAATTCTGAGGAGGAGGGTTCTTCGGGACGTCCTCGATGCCCTCCTCGGCGATGAGTTGCTCGGCTTGGAGTTCATCGAACATTTCATCGATGGTTTCTGCGGTCGCGTTCTTCCGCACCTTCTTCCCTGCCGCTTCGAGGGCGGCGCGTTTCTCTTCGGTGTTCATGGTCAAAGGGTCTTGTCGGTGGTGCCATTGAGCCAGAGGCACCCGATGAGGCACCGTTCACCGTCGAGGTATGCGGACTCCTCGGGAGTCTGTCCGGCGCCGTAGCGAGGCCAGAGGGGATGGGACTCGGAGTAGAGCAGACGGAGCAGTGCCTTGCCCTCGTTGGTCGAGAGTGCCGCCTTGAAGATGCGACCGTTGTCCTCGATCCGCTTCTTCGACTCGTCTTCGGACTCCCCCGGTCGAGGGGCGAACAGTTTCTGGGCAACGGGTGTCATGCGACTGCGAGACCGGCAGTGGCGAGTTTGCTCACTCCCTCGACGTCGGTCATCATTTCGGCCTGGGCATCGATTCGGGCCTGATCCTCGGCACGCTCTTGGCGCATCGCGAAGATGTCCTGCTCATCCCGGAGGATGTCCTCATGCAGACCCTCGTTTCGGGCGATGAGGCGGGAGGCGGCATCCAGGTCGAAGTTGTCGAGGACGCTGGGATCCATGGTCGCCATCGGAGCGACGACCGACAGAACTCGGGTGATGGTGTCGTTCTGTATGGCACGGATCTGGAGCGCGAGGCGCGAAGTGTAAATGATCTCCGGGTCGGGGACGTAGCCTCCCAACTGCTCGGCGATCTGGACCAGTTTCGGAGGAGGAGGCGGGAATGCTCCTTCGCGGAGCAAAATCGCGAACACCCGCTTCATGATCGGCGTGTTGAGTTCCTGGTTCTTCCTCGCGAAAGTGGGGGAGAACAAGGTGAGGCGATCCCGCTGACGCATGTGGATCTCGGCGGCAGTCATCTCCTTCCCCGGAGGCACCGCAGAAAGGGCTTGGAACAGTTCGACATGGAAGGCGCCGTTGATCTGTCGCTCGCGGAACATGACCCGGTCTTCACCGATCATGTAGTTTGACCTATTCTCCCAGTAAGCGGGCTTGTTTCCGTCCCCCATCGGGTAGTAGGTCACTCCCCCCGCACGCATGTCGATGCGACCCTCAAAGGAGGAGGGCACCAGCAATGGTGGGTTGATGTACTTCTCGACCTGGGTGTCGAGGCACTGCTGCATCCAGTTGAGTTGTCGCATGTCCGCCAGCACCTGCATGCCAGGTCCGAACCCGTAGGGCATCCTCGACCAAAGCAGGTGCCGGTGAACGGCAAAGGGTTGTTCCCATGCGCCACCGTCCCGGCAGACATGCTTGTTCTTCATGTCCACAAAGAGGATCCGCCACGGCATGTTCTCGGTGTCGATCTTCTCGGGATCGCGAACCGTCCGGGGCATGATGATGTGGAGGTATTCCTGTTCGACGTCGCAAACCGGGTCGTTTTTTTCGAGCAGTTCGCGGGTAGTGTTGTGGACGTTGGCGGCACCGAACTTCTCCACCGCTTGCCGAGGCGTGAGGCGCAGTTGCCGGAAGACGGAGTCGATCTCACGTCGGTGATTCTCGAGGATGCTGTAGTCGCCGATCTGCATTGCCTCGAAGTTGAGGGTGCCGTCGTCGTCATCGATGATCGTGCCGCTTGTGCCGAAGGCGCCGTCATCCAGGTAGCATTCGTGGATTTGGGAGTAGAAGTTCGACCGTGCCAGTTCCTTGCTGGCGATGTCGGTGCAACGCGAATACCACGACTTAACCGAGTCTTCGGTGGCGAGGTATTCCGGGGCATCGAATGCGAACCAGGTCGATTCCGATGGCGTCATCCACGACATGCATCCGGCGGCATAGGTCTGGTTCGCGAGAATCGCCGAGGTGTCGAACAGGGAGGCGAGACGGGACTGGGACGGGTGGTCGCCGATGAAAGCGGAGTCGCCGATGTTCTGCTTCGCTGGGCGAACGTAGTCGGAGATCTCGCGCCACTGGGACGACATCAGGTCGCGGAGGGATTTCGCCTTCTCCGCTCGCTTGAGAATGTATTCGAGTTCGATCATCCGAGGGTCGTGCGGGAACCACCCAGACCGGTGCCTGATCCGCCCATCTGGGAGAAACCGTAGGCACTCTGCATGCCGCCCGCACCCCTGCGTTTCTTACCGGTGTCATCGATGAACTCGGTGGGCAGGGGTTGCTGCGATCCCTGCTCCATTGCTGCTGCAAGCCTGTTTTGAGCTTCAATCGCGGCTCGTTCCGTCGTCCTGTTTTGAGCCGCGATTTGGTTCGCCTGTTTCCGCGCACTCGCGGCTTGGCGACGATCCGCTACTCGTTGACGACGCTCCATCATGAGTCGTTGCTGCGCGATTTGGTTCGACTGCGCCTGTAGATCCCGTTGTTCCCCGCCCATATGCTTCGATGAGTTTGTGATGCAGTGACAACCCATCCAGGAGACGCAAGCGGTTTTTACGGACGTAGGAGATGAGCGGCATGGGGTGGGGGACGTAGAGGGGCATCTGCCGGATGTCACCTGCGGCCAGGTAGACATGCCAGCAGTCGGTCTCCTTGAACTCGATGTAGGGGTCGTCGTAGAGGCAGGAGTCGGCGAGCGAATCGACCGGTCGGACGAGGAGGAAGATGTCCGGGTTGATTATGACGTAGCCGGTCCTGCCGTGCGCGTCGATTGCCTCCTCAAAGGAGAATCGCGTCCGCTCGATGAGGTGTCGGTCCCTGGCTCGTTGGTAGGGTGTCATGCGCGTCCCCGGAACCCGGTGATGACTTGAACCTGCTGGGCCTGGGGCTTTCGGATGTTCGCTTGCACCAGGTTGTTCGCCAGTGCCTCGGCATAGGTGCGGAGCGCGTCGGCAGTGTGGGAGCAGATGTCGTGGACGGGAACGTCGCGAAGCGTGCCGGTCGATTTGTCGAGCTTTTTGCGGTATCCCTCGATGCGCCCTACGCCCGACGGTAGCTTCGACCCGGTCTCCGAGAACACAGGCTCATCAGTGCGAGAGTGAAACCAGCAGTTCGGGAGGATCCGGCGCACCTCGTCGATGCCGACCCAGGTGTCCGGGATGCGGGGGACCACGGCGATCTTCGTCCGGGGGATGCCACATTCGACCAGTTGCTGGAGGAAGGTCTTCCCGCTTCCCTTGTCGGTAATCTCACAGTCATGTGGGAGGAAGTGCATGGAGAATTCTCCATGCCGGGATTCCCACTCGCGGATGACGCCCGCCACACCGGCAGCACCGGCGCCCTCGCCACAGCACCAGTCGAGGAGGTTGTGCGCCTTCCCGGCGGGCTGGATGACCCACCCTGCCATGTTATCCGAAGATCCCAGATCCCAGGAAGTGAAGAGCGGATAGCCCTTCTCCGGGGCGAAGGAGCGGACCTGCCCCTCGGCACGCACGGTCTTCATTTCCGGGTAGATCTGGCCGGGGACGATCTGCCGATCCACCTCCTCGATGACCGAGGGGAACTGCTGCCACATCTGCTCGCCCTGCTCTGCCTTGCGCTTCTCGTAGAACGCTTGCCGGGAGAGAGGGATGTCAAGACCGTGCGTCCGCTTCAGACCGGCGAAGTAGTCTGCGGTCTCACCCTTGGCCGGAACGTAGTCTGGGAGGTCGTAGCTCGGGTGCCCCCACCATGGGAAGAAGTGCAGCTTCCAGTCGAGCTTCGTGATCGGCTTTCCCTCGGACTGGAGGGCAAGCTGAAACAACTGGTA